TGATTTATTACAAGGTGGTCAAAACTTAGGTGAGATTGATGACTTGAAGTATTTCAATAACAGATTAGCACGTGGTCTACGTGTTCCAAGTTCATATTTACCTACAGGTCCAGAAGATAATTCGACACCATTAAGTGATGGTCGTGTTGGTACTGCTATGATTCAAGAATATCGCTTCAACCAATATTGTGAACGTTTACAGAAATACATCAGTCAAAAACTAGATGAAGAATTTAAACTATTCTTACGTTGGAGAGGCTTTAATATTGATTCAGGATTGTTCACAGTAGAATTCAATCCACCACAAAACTTTGCAAGTTATCGTCAAGCTGAAATGGATACAGCACGTGTAGCAACATTTACTACAATTGAATCTCTCCCATATATCAGTAAACGTTTTGCATTAGTACGTTTCTTAGGTTTGAGTGAAGAAGAAATCAAAGAAAACGAGAAGATGTGGCGTGAAGAAAAGAATAAAGATGAAGATGTTAATGCCACAGGTACTGACTTACGTAGTGTGGGTATTAGCGGTGGTGATTTAGAATCTGATGCAGACGCCGGCGCAGATATGAATGCACCTGAAGAAGAAGGCATAGAAGCAAGTCAAGTAACAGGACCAGTAGCTGATGCTCAAGCTGGTGGTATACCAGGTGGAACTCCGGCTCCAGCCGGCACAGGAATGTAAAAAAGATAAATACATTACTATGAAATTAATGGAAATGTTTGATGCGGCAGTACCAGGTTACCAAGACCTTAAAGCCGATAACTCACGTCCAAAATGGAGAGAAAGTCGTAAAACAAAACTAACACTAAGACAAATTCGTAAATTACGCAAGATGTTAGACGTTAGAAATTACGAAAGATCCAAGTACTTAAAGAAAGTACATGAGCAATATGGATCAGCTCCTGCTGAAGGCGCAACGCCAACAGTCTAATTATACAACCTGATTAAACAAAATCTAAGCAGATTTTGCAAAAAACGTAAAAAATACGTGCTTATTAAGTAGTTTTTGTGACTACCCACTAAATAATCTTACAAAGCCATTTAATCAGGAGAACATACAATGGATAACAAAAAATTTGAACAACTTATTGATTTAATCATCAATGAGAACGAAGAACAAGCACGTGCATTATTCCACGATATCGTGGTAGAAAAATCACGTGAAATCTATGAAAATATCATTGCAGAAGAAATGGACATGGAAGAAGGCGGCATGGTCGGTCAAGTCGGTGACTTGATGGACGAAATCAGTGCTGAAGAATCTGGTGTCATTGAAGGCGATGAAGAAGAAGAATTTGACATCAGCGATGACGACGGTGACGAAGTTGTAGACTTTGAAGCCGGAGAAGGCGAAGATGAAGACCAAGGTGGTGAATTAGAAGACCGCGTTGTTGACCTAGAAGATAAACTAGACCAGTTAATGGCTGAGTTTGAAGAAATTATGGGTGATGACGAAGTTGAAGCCGGTGAAGAAGAATTCGACCAAGGTGAAGAAGATTTTGAACAAGGCGAAGAAGAAGAAGGCATCATGGAATCCGATGATGACGAAGAAGAAGATGACGAAGAAACTTTAGAAGAAGCAATTCAATTAAAGAAAGTTTCTGTAACTCATGGTGATAATGGCGTACAAAACAAGTCTACTGTAACTGCTAACAGCGGTGCAAAAGGCATGGCAAGCAAGCCAGTTTCAATGGGTAACGGTTCTGAGTCTGTTCCAACTGGTCCAAAAGGCCCAAGCAATGCATATAGCAAGGGCGAAACACAAGTTAAAAACGCTAGTAACTGGAAGAACGCTCCAGCACAAGCAGGTCAGGATCTAGAAAAAGCTCCTGCTCCAAAGCATGGCGACAACGGTCAAAATAACAAGAGTGTTATTGAAAGCCGTAGAATCGTAAAGAAGCGTATCTAAGAGGAATCTGAGGGCAATGGCTTTGTATCTCAAAGAAAACCTTACATTCGACCGCGCACAAATGGTGGTCGAGAGTGAAGGTGAAGGCGACAAAAAGAACCTTTATATGAAAGGTATCTTTATCCAGGGCGGGGTTAAAAACGCAAATGAGCGTGTTTACCCCGTATCTGAGATTGAAAGCGCAGTAAATACATTGAACGAACAGATTCAGGAAGGCTTTTCCGTATTAGGAGAAGTTGACCACCCAGACGATTTAAAAATTAACCTAGATCGTGTATCACATATGATTACATCTATGTGGATGGACGGAGCAAACGGGTTTGGTAAGTTAAAGATTTTACCAACTCCAATGGGTCAATTAGTAAAGACCATGTTGGAGAGTGGTGTGAAACTCGGCGTTTCTAGTCGTGGTAGCGGTAACGTGAACGACTATGACGGCAAAGTTAGTGACTTTGAAATAGTCACAGTCGATATTGTTGCTCAACCAAGCGCACCTAATGCATATCCAAAAGCAATTTATGAAGGCATGATGAATTTACGTCATGGTCATAAGATGCTTGAGATTGCAAAAGATGCTCAAGGCGGCAACAGAAAAGTAGAGAAATACTTGAAAGAGGAAGTAATGCGCCTCATCAAGGATCTCAAAATTAAATAAGGGGAACCAAGCATGTTAGATGCTATCAAACCATTACTTGAAAGTGGACTTATCAATGAGGACATCGGCGCTCAGTTAAATGAAGCGTGGGTGGCTAAGTTAGCTGAAGCCAAAGAACAAGTACGTGCTGAATTACGAGAAGAATTCGCACAACGTTATGAACATGACAGAAACGTGATGGTTGACGCCCTTGACAAAATGGTAAGTGAAAGCCTACAGACTGAAATTCAAGAATTTCAAGATGAAAAGCAAGCAATGAACGAAGACCGTATCAAAGCACATCAAAAATTACGTGAAAGTGCAACAAAATTCAATGAATTCATGGTTACTAAACTAGCCGAAGAAATTAAAGAATTACGCAGTGAACGTAAACTACAGTTTGAAAGTCAGCAAAAGTTAGAACAATTCATTGTTCATGCTTTAGCACGTGAAATCAAAGAATTCTCACAAGACAAGAAAGCTGTCGTTGAAGCTAAGGTTAAGTTAGTTGCTGAAGGCCGCAAACAACTTGAAGCATTGAAGTCACGTTTTGTGACTGAAAGTGCTAAGAGAATGAATGCAGTTGTCACTAGCCATCTCAAGGGTGAACTAGGCCAATTGAAAGAGGACATTCAAATTGCACGTGAAAACAATTTCGGTCGTAAGATTTTTGAATCTTTCGCAAGTGAATTCTCTGTTACTCATTTAAATGAGAAAGCAGACACACGTAAATTAATGTCAGTCTTAGCAGAAAAAGATGCACAATTAGCTGAATCCATCAAGAAAGTAGACGAAGCTAAAAAGCTAGTCGAAACGAAAGAACGTGAAGTTCGTATTATTAAAGAATCTAATGTCCGTGAAAAGACAATGGGTTCATTGTTATCTACTCTAAATGAGGAAAAAGCAAGTGTAATGCGTAACTTACTAGAAAGCGTACAGACACCACGTCTAAAAGCCGCTTTCGATAAGTATCTTCCAGCAGTTTTAAACACTGGTGCTGAGAAGAAGCCTGCAAAGGCAGTTCTATCAGAGTCCAAAGTGATTTCTGAAATTACTGGAGATAAACCAGCTGCGAAACAAAATAACGAAGTTGAACAAGATAATAACAATCTTATTGACTTTAAGCGTTTAGCAGGGCTATAAAAAAGACATAATTAGGAGAAATATAAATGTCACAAGTTCTATTAGAAAGCCGTTGGGACGAAACTAAAGAAGCCCTTCTAGAAGGCTTAAAAGGTACTCGCCGTTCAACAATGAGTGTAATCTTAGAAAACACTCGCAAGTCTCTATTGAGAGAATCATCAACAGGTACAACTACTGCAGGTAATATCGCAACTCTAAACCGCGTTATTCTTCCAGTTATCCGTCGTGTAATGCCAACAGTTATCGCTAACGAGTTGGTAGGCGTTCAGCCAATGACAGGTCCAGTTGGTCAGATTCACACATTACGTGTACGCTACGCACAGTCTTTAACAGACAACAGCGCGGCACAAACTAGCGTTTCAGCTGGTGAAGAAGCATTGAGCCCATTCAAAATTGCTCAAGCATATTCACGTACACCATATGCAGACGACACAACAAGTTACTACACAGGTAACGACACTGCTGCCTTAGAAGGCAACGGTGGTAAGCAAATCAGCGTACAAATCTTACGTCAAGCTGTTGAAGCTAAATCACGTAAGTTACAAGCACGTTGGACATTTGAAGCGGCTCAAGACGCTCAAAGCCAACATGGTATTGACGTTGAAGCAGAAATTATGGCCGCTCTAGCACAAGAAATTACTGCTGAAATCGACCAAGAGATTCTATTGTCTTTAGCTACTCTAGCTACAACTGAGTATACATACAACCAAGCTACTGTATCTGGTACAGCTACTTACGTTGGTGACGAACATGCTGCCTTAGCTGTTCTAATCAACCGTGTTGCTAACTTGATTGCACAACGCACACGCCGTGGTGCTGGTAACTGGGCTGTTGTTTCTCCTGCATCATTGACAGTATTGCAATCTGCAACTACTTCAGCTTTTGCTCGTAGTACAGAAGGTACTTTTGAAGCTCCAACAAACACAAAATTCGTAGGTACTTTAAACGGTGCTATGCGTGTTTATGTTGACGGTTATGCTTCAGACAGCACAAACGTATTAGTAGGTTACAAAGGTTCTAGCGAAGCTGATGCAGCTGCGTTCTATTGCCCATATGTACCTCTAATGAGTTCTGGTGTTG